TCTAATGGAATTTCTACGGCAGTTTCGTTACCTACTCCTGATATGGGAGAACCACAATTCTTAGGTAACTTTACTGAACAAGAAGAGGAACAAGAAGAACAAACCGATGATAGTGATGATTCATCAGATGACTCAAATGATGATTCTAATAGTGATGGTACTGAGTTCACAATTAAACTATTTAATAGTCCGATTATTAATCCAGAAGGATTGGCAGGTAGTTTTGTTAAATTCGGTAATCCACAACCGACTGAATACGAAAACACAAATGATGTGGAATTTCAACAGCAAAATTTTGTTGGTAATCAATTCATAAATATTAAGGCTAAGATGATGGGTAGTGTAAATACCTTTATCGGTTTTTTTGATGATCCTGGTTTTCAACAACCATCATTTGACCCACAACCTGATAATGACCAAAATAAACAAGTATTGGTAAATGGTGATAGAAATTTTTATGTCAAAGTTGAGTCGGCCCAGTAATGAAAAATAAACGAATTATATATTGGGGTGGTAACCACCAAACTGTAATCCCACGAATGGGTGCATGTGGAGATGGTACAGAACCATCAGGCGGAAGTGGTGGAGCTGGTGATGGTCAGAAGAAAACCGAAAAACCAAAAGACGGAGGAAAGTTTGATTTAGTAATTGACGCCTTAGGTCAATTAGGTTTAGAATTACAAGATGCGGCAATAGGTACATTAGCAACCGCACTCATAGGTGACCCCGCGTTTGGAGTGACCTTTCAAAAAAATAGACCAAGTACGGATGAGAAGATATTAGACTTAGAAGCACAGCTCGGTGATTTAAATGCCGAACTGAATAATCCATCATCAAGAAGTGCAGCAAAACCAAGTTTATCTGAAGATGATTTACGAGATGCCATAAAGGGTATTGAAATAGATGTGGCAAGGTTACAAGAAAACCCACCCGATAGTGGATTGGATGCTGTAGGACCTCTTCAACTAAATAGTGTTGATGATTTACCACAACCTGCCGATTTTGTAGGACAACAGGCTATAATCAATGGTCAGTTATATGTGTGGAAAGACCCACCAGGAGCTTGGATTAACTTTGGTAATCAAGAAACAAAATTCTCAACTGGTGACCAAGACCGACAAGTTCCTATTTATGAAAATTATGTTGCAACTATAACCGATGTTCATAATCAAGATTCAATCAGTACTGATAAGACTTGGAGTGATGGTGCAACTGAAGTCACACATATAGGTTCAACCCAAGTCAACCTACAAACAAAATTTGACACTTGGTTTGTTGATACACCTGTGAGACAAGACTTATACACATATATGAAATATGGAGACACTGGTAATTCTTTAATCATCAACCAAAGAGAAGACAGAGAAGCGTATGTTGATTATCCATATTCCATCAATTACAAATTATATGAACCTTTACCAGAAAATATATCAAAGGATGATTTAGTTTATATTTGTAAACAAATGTCTTCACCTATGTTGGAAAATGTTGAGTTGGTGGATTTTACAGATGAAGAAATAGAAGATGTTGTTTTAAGAAATCCTAAATGGGATGCTGGTATACATACTGATGGAGCACTAAGTCAAAATGAATCAAATTATAAAACCTATAATGAGTTAGTAACATCGAATAAAACAATTCAAGAGATTATTGAGGATAAAGTAATTAGTGGTAGTTTCAATGAAAGTATTGAGTTAGATGGTATAGACTATTCACAATTTGAAAACTTTGCAAAATTTAGTTCAACTGAAGATAGGTTAGTCAACTTCAAATACAAGTTAGATAAGATAGAACTTTTTACAAGTCAAAGTGACGCATTAAATGGTGTGGTAGGTCCTGAAGCTGCAACATACACACAATCATTACAAGATAATGTCCGTGAGATAAAAAATAAATTTACAACTTTTGAAAAATATATGTATTTTGAATCATCAAGTTATTCAAGTGGTTCATTGGGTGAGTTTCATGACAATGCCTGGCCGAAGAAATCGGGTACTGGCACATCACTCGACCCATATGTTTTATATTCTGTAAGTGAATCATTTGCTGTTGATTGGTATAGTAATCAGATTATAAGTTGTTCTAATTACGATAGAGATAATCGTGATAGACTATTAGAAAATATACCAAATCACATAAAAGATGATGAAAGAAATGACGCCTTCACAACATTCATCAATATGATTGGTGAACATTTTGATGGTGTTTGGTCATATATTAATCAAATTCCCGCTGTACATGACAGAAGAGATGGTTTAGATGTTGGATTGTCAAGAGACTTAATTTTTCAAGTAGGAAGGTCTTTTGGATTTTATTTAAATGATGGACAAGATTTAATAAGTCTGCCAAATTATCTTATAGGAGCCGATGTGACAGGTTCAAGTTCAGAATATTCGGTTCAATCAGCAACACCTCAAAAGGATATCTCAAGAGAAATTTGGAAAAGAATTTTAAACAACATGCCGTTCTTCCTAAAAACTCGTGGTACTATTAGGTCTGTAAAAGGTTTGATAAATTGTTATGGTATACCAAGTAGTATTTTAAGAGTAAGAGAATATGGAGGCCCTAATCCAAATAAAAATAAACCTTCATATCAAATCACAAGAAAGTTTACTAAGGCTGTAGAGTTTAAGGCTGGACAATATATTCAAACTACTTGGGCAAACGATACCAATAGTGGAAGAAAACCTGATACGATTGAGATGAGATTTAGAGCTTCGAGTGGAAGTAATCAAACACTATTTCAAGCAGGTACAGATTTTGCTTTACGATTAAAGGACAATGGAAGTGCTGATAACTATGGTAATGTATCTTTTGTATTAGATGGTGGAGTAGATGATGATGTAGAAATTTTATCTGATTCATTACCAATATATGATGGTGAGTTTTACAATGTAATGTTGACAAGGATGAGTGCAAGTGTTCATAATAGTGGATTTCATCATAGTGGAAGTTCAATTGGACAATTAACCGCAGATACTACAACACAAAATATATTATACTCATTATATGTTGGTCGTTATGATTCAGGCCTGTCAAGAACAATTTATAAATCCTTTACAAGTGCAAGTGTTTCATCATCCACACACAATAGTTCTTTTGTAGGAAATGAAACTGCATACATTGGTGGTAAAGATAGTAATGATTTTGGTAACCAACTTAGTGGTAGTATGATGGAGTTTCGTTATTGGAATACAGC